CAGTACATCTATAGTCAAGATTATTGTTGTTGGTGGCGCAATTTGCGTTGTGCCTGTTTCTCTCTATTTGTCTGCGTCTTTACGGACCCGGATAAATTCTTGGATTTTGTGTCGTTTTAGGTATGTTTATCCTAGGGCATTGTTGGACACGTTTCGTAGTGAGTTGAAGTGGCACCCCCTAAACGCTTACAGGGGCAATGCTAGCAATCACGCTCACCCGAAGGCGGCCGATCTTAGGTGTCAGGCAACTACTACTATGCAAAATTTCTGCGGTTTGTTGAATCGCACTCGTTACGATGTTTCTACATCAACGCGGGAAACCAATAAGGCCCATTGGGGCATTACTGGCACCCGTGAGGTGTGGGACATGTCCGACCTCAACCAAGACGTGCGCTACGATGCTATGACTTCGAATAGTGTGGTAACAATGGTGGATGTTGACTATCATTTGTCTGAGAAAGACTGGAGTAAGTATAATGGGAAACCAATCCTGATATACACAAGTATTCCCAATAGTCTAGGCTCTAAGACTCCTAATGGTAGTTATTATTTCACTGATGAGAACACATTTGTAGAAGACGTTGCTGGTGGTGCTCGTTATGAGTCGAGTGTTTGGGATTTCTCTCCTGACCTGCTCATCATTAAGAGTTGGTTTTCTTTTACACAATATGCTTGTGAGAAAATATCGCAACCTGAATCGATCAATAGGGCTTTGGTTTACCTTTGCCCGAGGGTGACTATGTATGTCCCCTATTGGTTGTTCCAGATGTATGCGAAGTTGGCTAACATATCCCTCAAACGCAGTGAACCAATTGCGCGGGCCCGAAATATTACGGAAAGTAATGGGGTTCTCTTGGGACGATTTGTAGTCAATGGCAACAAGTTTATATCGTTAAAGGAAACCGATTCTGATCATGAGTTTTCAACTAATATTCCCGAAAAGCTCTGGGATAGTTTATATAGGATCAAGTGTGTTAGTAAGACGTTTATGTTGGGCGATGTTCAGCGAATTTGTGAGGCCAGTAAACAGGGTAAGAAATTAACCCAGTTGGACTTCTCATTAATAGCTAAGGCCCTCAACGTCGGAATAACCTCTAGGTTTTTAATAAATTTCCAGAGCTACGGAGGGGAGGATATGTTGGATTTGGAGGAACCCAAGGCCATAGCGAAAGTGGCCGCGGAACCCATCGTGACTGAGACTGCGAAAGCCGCGTGTGATACGCGTAATAACGAAATTTTATGTATAGAGGAAAGAGTAACCAAGATGGCCAATGATGTACAACCGCCTGAACGATATATCGGTTGGCGTGATGAGTTTTTGAAAAGGTTGATTCCTGTTGAAAATATAGGAGTGCCCGTTGACATGGATGTTGTTATAGAAAAGCAAGATTCCAAAGCACAACGGGCTAGACAGAAACAAGAACAAAATCATGTCCGCCGGAAGAATGTCTGTAATGCGTTTGTGAAGAATGAGCTGTCTGACAAAATTTCCCCTGCACATAATATTTCCGGAATGCGCCAAGATCACACGTTGGCCCTCTCGCGCTTCTCCTATGGGTTTAAGGCCCAGGTGATGAAGCAACACGCTTTTTATGCCCCGGGCAATTCTCCTAACGAAATTGTGGATAAGATAAGGAATTATGCCACCCTGATAAAATTGGATGTTAAAGCCGAATTGATTGAAACTGACTTTACTCGCTTTGATGCTACGATGTCCCCGTTCTTGCGAGAACTGGAATTTATGGCATATAGAAGATGGGTTGCTGGTAAATATCTAAAGGAACTGGACATCCTCTTGATAGGGGAAATAAATCTTTCATGTTATTCCAAGCATGGTACGAAATATAAACAACGCTCTTCTCGGTGTTCCGGTTCCCCGTTAACAACGGAAGGCAACACGATAGTTAACGCTTTCATTGCTTTCTGTGCTTATAGGGCTGCTGGTTTTGACGCTGATAAGAGTTTTGCTTTGATTGGACCAAAGTATGGAGATGACGG